GCGTAACAGCCCGATAGGCGCATGGGCAGCCATGGGCCGTAATCAAGCGATGCGTCTGCCCGATACCCGATGGCCTTGGCATTGGCCGTCCACACCGCGCTTACAAACGGAGATATCACGTTCTGACGAGTTGATATACCTGCCGTCACCACCAGATTTGTAGGCGCTGCAGCTACGATGGGGGTTCCCGCCGCGAATGCCGTGACGGTTGGCAGATCACAGAGCGCGTACTTGGCTGGATCGTGGTAGAGCGCGGTCACCTGACGCCTCAGCGGGCCGTTGTCCTTGATGGAGACGACGCGATAGAGCCGAGCGGATGAAGCCTCATGCAGGCCCCAGACGCCCATGAACGGGGGAGCAGCGCTGAAGGCAACGCTTACAGTGAGGACCGAAACGGTTCCCGCCGCAGTGGTCACGGTCCTGGATTCGACAGCGCCTGTTTCAAGGCGGCACTTGAGCGTGTAGGTCTGGCCAGACGCCAGCACCACGGGCCTGTCGAGCGTGATCTGGGTTGTCGTTGCTGCGAGCACGCGCCCGCCAACGCCGCCCTTCTTGGGGTCATCGACCTGGATGATGTTCCCGGGCCGGACGTTCATCGAGTCGAGGCCGGGTTCGAATGAAACCGTTTCCGCGTTCAGCTTTTCGGAGAGCAGCACGTAAAGGCCCAGGCGTTGCGCCGCGCCCTGGGTGGTGAGCCCGAAGCCCTGGATCTCTATCGGGTTGTAGCCGTACCGAGCGATGGAGGCGGCGTCTTCAACAGCCTCAACCGCCTGGGCATACCCTGCGGTCGGGTCGTTCCACGTTATCAGCGCGGAGTTGTGTCGGGCCTGCCGCGCAACGCCCTGGTATTCGAAATTCCCATCCGCGACGTTCGCGGGCGCGAAGAGCGCAACCGGAGTCTCGTCCACGTCCTGTACCGGCACGACCTGTCCAGCAGCGCTGTAGAGCATCCCTCGGAAAGCCGAAGCGAGATTGCTGAGGACCGTGATGGCATTCTGCTGACCCTGGATGTGGATCGAGCAGGTGAAACGCGGCTCCGTGCCTACCCCTCCGAGCCCATCAGGGACATCCTCATCGCACACCTGGGAGATGGCGTAGAGTTCCCATTTCGAGATTGAGAATCGGGACGATGAAACGCCAGCACCCCAGCGGGTGTTGATCGCGGTTTCGTAGAACAACCACGCCGGGTTGTTGGTCCAGGCCAGCTTGAAGGTTCCGTCCCATGTCCCGCCGCTTGTGCCCGGGCCGGTGGTTGCGTAGGTTCGCGCAACGGGGTCGTAATTCGTCGGGACATGGCAATGGACGCCGTAGCACTCCGCATGGACCTGCGGCAGGCTGGGGAACACCTCAGCATTGAGTAGGACGCCAAGGCACGCCGTGTTCGGCCTGCGGAGTTTCGCATCCGTGATTTCCGTGTAGGAGTCCCACCAAGTATCGTTCTGCGTGTAGGCGTCTGGAGCGTCATTGGTCCAGCGCTTCATGCGGATCTGCCATGGTCCCGCAGCGGGGAGTTCGATTCGATAGCCCTTGACATAGGGGCTGCCGAACTTCCCTTCGATCATTCCGTAGACGCCGCCACTGACGGGGTCTTCAAGGAAAGGCACGGTCTCCCAGGCGCCACCATTCCAGCTTGCCGATTGCCGCTGGAATTCGAATAACACCTTCGTGCCGGATTCCGTGCCGGTCGTGGAGTTGATGACCTTGAGGGCCGGAACCTTCACATTCACACGGACGGCTGAAAGGCCGGTCGTGCTGATTGTTTTGGTAATCATTGCCGCAGTAGTCACCTGAGTATTGACGGAGACCTCAGATTCCGCAGAAACGAACCCCGGGATGTAGGCTTGGGTATTGGTCCCGGACACCATGCCCACGGACACGCCCGCAAAGTTGAAACTGTTGTCTGAATTCTGGATCGGCGTCCCATCCAAGTAGACCGATTTCAATCCGTTGACCAGCCCCCCGATAGGCCCCTCGGAAAGCGCGATCAGCAGACGTCCGTGCTCGACTTTCTTGGCTTCGGTCGTGTTCGTGCCAGCGGTGCCAGTCGTGGTGGATGATGATGTGGTGGTCGGGGGTAGGCCTACGCCACCCGATCCGTTGTCGCCATAGCCTCCGTGTTGGGCGACGTCAGGCGGAATCCATCCAGTCATGCTATCTCCCTACGCGACAGGCGCGAGCGCCCAAACCCAAGGCGATGTGTCACCATTGCCTGCAACCGTTCCGGCGTTGTCTGCGGCCATGCCCCCAAGGCCCTTATCCGGGAATGACTCCGAGCAGAGCCCAACCGATACCAGAGCGCCTCCAATCCGGAGCGGACCACCAAGGAGCACAGGATAGGGATTCCCCTGTCCAAGCGTCATGTGAGGCCCGCCGAACGCGTACGATGGAGTATCGTCCGGACCTTTCGAGGCACTCGGGGCCATGACAGCCTTCTGTGTGCCCGCGAGCATCTGGGCAACGCCGCCGACCATCATCATCGTGCCCATTTTCATGAGCGTTAGGCCGAATGGATTGGCACCGTAGAGCGTCATTACCGCGCCCACCGCAACGAGCGCAGCGCCTACGATGGTCTGGCCCATGCCCGCTTCCTTCGCGCCGGAAACCACCGGGACGATACGGATGGTATTCTTTCCGCATGGATCCCAAAGGCCATCTTCTGAGAGAGGGGTGAACCCGGACATTACTTTGAAATGGCTCTTGGAGTGCTGGATGAGAAAATCCTTAAACCCCGGGAGAGTAGCCTTGAGCGCGATGATTGCTTCCGCATGTGTCGTGATGTCCTTGAAAAACTCGCGCCCAAATTTCCGCCTGAGGGATCCGTAAAGAAGGATGCGTTTCATGCTCATGCTGGGTTCCTCCGAACAATGGCAACGAGATCCCGGACCCATGCACCGATGGGCTCGATACGTGACAGGCGCCCTGGCAGGTGATGCAGGATGGTTCCGTGTCCCATGTAGACGGCTGAATGATTGGGGACGCCACGGGCACGGATTGAGAACAGCAGCACATCTCCGGTAGCCGGATCATCCAAGGGTCGCTCGTGGAAACCAGCAGTGGCCCAACCGCGCCGGAACAGATCGGTCGATTCCCAGAATTTTGGCCATCGCAAGAAATCGGTCAGGCCGCCGAAATAATCCGAAACGAGGCTGAAGCAATCCTCCACGCCCCACGCGAACACGCGGCCTTCAACCGGGCTTTGGCCGAACCTCCGCCATTCACCAGTTTCAGGGCACACGATGTACCAGGGCAGGCCGGTTTCGATCTGCTGATCGATATCGTGCAGGCTCGGCATCAAGCGGGTTTGGCCAGGGTGCGAATGGACCACGCCCAAGATGTGCGCCCGATCCTCAACAGCCGACCAATCCTCGGGATGGATGATGAAATGGTCCGCCTCTGCGATGTTTCGGCACGGGATATAGGACGCGATGTTCCCGTGAGACGAGGCCAGCAGCCCGCAGGACTCGCGCGGGGCGTCCATGCGTGCATGAGTCAGGATGGCATCCAGCAGCTCCGGCGTCATCGGATCCTCGCTGCAGCGGGTTCACCGCCAAAAGGTAGTCCGCCGGTGAACGCTGGCAGTCCAACGCCGTCCGTGGTCGAGTGCGTCTGGCAGGCGGTCAGGATCTTGGTGCAGAGTGAGTTGACGGAGAACGGGCAAACGGTCGCGTCATTCCACCCGCAGATGGTCGCCTGGATCTTGCGGGCCGGGATCTGCCGGTTACCACGATCGATCTCAGAGACGAGTTGGAACTTGATGGTCTGTCGGCTTTCCCCGGTCTTCTGTTCGACCTCGAACGTCTCGACCCATTCGTAGTCTGGATCAGCAGTGGCATTCCCCGCCGCGAAGTTCACCGCGTCCAGGTATTGCTTCTGGGTTCGGCGGATGGTGACCTTGGCCCCAAGTAGATCATCAAGGGGTCCGATGAGTGTTGAAATGGTGCCATCCAGATTGGACACCGTGAGCGTCGGGCGCGGCATTTGCCCTTTGGTTGTGTATTCGAGATCTTCAATCTTGTAGGGCAACGGCGTGAACGTTTCCCCCTGCCACACGAGCGCTGCTCCCAACTCGTTCAGGCCATTGTAAAAACGATCCAGGCTCCCGCCGATGGCCGTTGAATCCACCTCGATCATGGTGATGACGGTAGACGGCGTAAGGCTCTGGAGACCGGCAACAGGTTCGCTCACGCGGGCACCTGTTTGAAATCAGCGGTGACGGAAACGACTGTTCCGGACACGTATTTCCGAGACCACTTCTTGCAGACAAAAAGGGCGGAAGATCTTCTCGGCGGGGTCCAGTTGAACGACACTGCGGCGCCCTGGGCATCCAGAAACGCCACGATGGCATTGATCTCAGTCGAACCACGTCCCGAGAACGAAATGCCGCTCCAGTCCTGCATGTCTGGGTTCAGGCCGCTGTTACTCCGTTGGGAATAGGAATCGCCGAATGCCGCCTCGTCGATAGAGGGCGCGTGGCTCTCTGTTGCGCCGTTGTCCGGGATCCATATGAACGTGTTGGTCATCCCATGGCTCCGACTGCTTCAAGGTGTCCACCGGGGCGCTTCTCGTCGACGATGACGGCCAGGGCGGCTTCCCGCATCGCGGACGATACCTTCTCGGCAAGAACTCCACCTGATACGCCGTCCGTGGTAGCCGTGCCCGTTGCGGCGTTGATGTGGATCGTGCCGATGGAGATCGGAGAAGCCACGGATGCTTTGGCCTGATAAGACGGCATCGAAACGCCTGAGATGTCGTTCGTTCCTCCAAAGCCCATGTCTGTCGTGGTGCTGGTTGTTCCAGAACCTCCCCCCATCCATGCGCTGATGCCGGTGCTGACGTAGCCCCAAAGCGGATC